GCTCTTCTAGCCAAGCGTGGTTGATATACGCGATTTCATCGGCTTACTGCGGCACAGTCGAGGTGACTTTGCGGGGCAGCCGTTTGTACTGCAACCCTGGCAGGACGAGTACCTCGACAAGCTGTTCAACACGAAGAAGGCCGACGGTCTTCGCCAGTATCGAACAAGCCTGCTCGCACTCCCCCGCAAAAATGGCAAATCTGCGATTTCCGCAGCGGTTGGATTGTTCATGTTGTGCTGCGACGACGAGGGGGCCGAGGTGATCGTCGCGGCTGGCGACCGCTCCCAGGCGGCGCTGCTCCATACCGCGGCGAAGCAGTTCGTCGAAAGCTGCCCGTCGTTGTCGAAGCGGTGCAAGATATACCGCAACAGCATCGTCTTCCCCGAGAAGAACTCGACGATGCTCTGCATCTCGAGCGAGGCCGGCACGAAACACGGTTACAACCCGAGCTGCGTGCTGGTCGATGAATATCACGTCTTTCCCGACCGCGAGCTGGTCGATGTATTGGAAACAGGTACTGGTGCCAGAAGCCAGCCGCTCACCATCTACATCACGACGGCCGGCACCGACATGGACGGCCCGTGCTACAAGGACTGGCAGCGGGCGGTGAAGATTCGCGATGGGGTACTGAAGGACGACTCGTTCCTGCCGTGCATCTACGCCGCCGATCCCGAGGACGATCCGTTCATCGAGGAGACGTGGAAGAAGGCGAATCCGAACTACGGAATTACGCTGAAACCCGAGTATTTTCATCAATTCGCCCAGAAAGCCAAGGACTCTCCGGCAGACGAGACCGTCTTCAAAACGCTCCATTTGAATTTATTCCAGCGTTCCGAAACCAAGTGGATCAGGCATGGTGCCTGGGACGCCAACAACGAGCCGCTGCGGCCGACGGCAGGGCGGCCATGCTGGTGCGGCGTTGACCTCGCCAGCACATTCGATACGACGGCGTTCGTGGCGGTCTGGCCTGACGCCGATGGAACGTATGACCTTCACGCCCACTTCTTCATCCCCGAGGAGAACGCGCACAAGCGGTCGAAGGAAGACCGAGTGCCGTATCAAGCCTGGGCGGATGCGGGTTTTGTTACACTAACGGATGGCGACATAACGGATTACGACGCTGTCCGCGACTACATTCTCTCGTTTTGCGAGAAGAATGCGGTTCGCGGTATTGCAATCGACCGCTGGAATGCGGTGCATCTGACGACGCAACTGGTAGCGGAGGGAATCGACGTTAAGCCGTTTGGACAGGGCTTTGCCAGTATGAGTGCCCCCTCGAAACTGCTCGAGACCCTAGTCGTCAGCAAGAAGATGAGACACGCCGGCAACCCTGTTCTCGCGTGGCAGATGTCGAATGTTCAAGTCAAGATCGACGATGCCGGGAACATAAAGCCTACTAAAAAACACTCACACTCGACGGCCCGCATCGACGGCGCGGTATCTCTGATCATGGCCCTCGGTATCTCCAGCAGCGAGAACCACGGCAACACCGACGAACCAACCCTCATGGTGCTTTGAACGTGGATAAGATTGACGAAGAAGTCTCCGATCTGATTGAGCTTCGCGGCAATCTGTCCCGCATCTTCGAGGAGATTTCCAATACCAGACGCACGGCATCGGGCGTCACGGTCTCGCCCGAGACGGCCCTTGAATGCACGGCTGTTCTTGCCTGCGTTCGCGTACTGTCGGAGTCGATCGCCAGCCTCCCGTTCAACGTCTACCGCAGGCTCCCCGGCGGCGGCAAGGAAATCGCCGAAGAGCAGCATCTCCACGAGGTCATCTGCTATCAGCCCAACTCGTGGATGACGGGCTTCGAGTTCCGCGAGTTGATGCAAAGCTGGCTCCTGCTCTGGGGCAACGCCTACGCTCACATCAAGGGCGGCCGGCAGGGCGGCGTGACCGAGCTTATCCCGCTGCATCCTTCGCGGATGGAGGTCAAGCGGCTCACCAACGGCAAGCTCCGGTATTACTACACCGAACCGACGACGCCGGTTCAGCCCAAGATCGAGGTCACTGAGTATCGGCAGGACGAGATTTTTCATTTGCGGTGGCTCTCGTCAGATGGGGTGACAGGATTTGTGCCAACGACGCTCTCCAGAGACGCGATCGGGCTGGCCCGAGCAACCGAGCTGCACTCGGGTGCATTCTTCGGGAACAACGGACAACCCGGCACTTACATCGAAACCGACCAGCCCCACAAGCCAGAGGTGCTGGCCCGGTTCAGAGAGCAGTGGAACGACGCCCATCAGGGGCCGATGAACGCATACAAAACCGTTGTCATGCCGTTCGGCTTCCACCGCAAGCAGATCGAGCAGCGTAATGATACGTCTATGCTCGTTGAGACCCGCCGCTACCAGTGCGAAGAGGTCAGTCGAGCCTACCGTGTCCCCGGCCATTTGATCGGCGACCTGTCGAATGTTCGGTTCTCGACTGTGGAACAGTCGGCCATCGACTTCGTCACGTTCAGCTTGATCCCGTGGTGCCGCCGATGGGAAATGGCGTGCCGCCGCGATCTCGTGGTCGACGACAAGCAGTATTTCTGCCAGTTCGACACGAACGCCTTGATGGTCGGTGACTACGCCGCGAGGTCGCAGTTCCTGCGTGAGATGGCGAACCTCGGTGCCTTGGACATCGACGAAATCCGCTCGCAGATTGGCTACAACCCGCTGCCAGACGGCCAGGGCAAGAAGCGGTTCATTCAAGTCAATATGCAGTTGCTCGAGGCGTTCACCGCCGACAACCCGACCGGCCAAAAGCCGCAGCCCGAAACGGCTCCCGCGCCGCCCAGCAATGTCGACGGTTCGCCCGAGCCGGCCGCCGCCGACGCCCCCGCGGCTGCCGAGGACGCCCGACAGGTCGCCGGTGCCGAGGTGTTGTTCAAGACGAACCTTCGCCGACTCGCCGCCGTCGAAGCTGACGGCGTTCTCGAGCGCCGCAGCAAGCCCGAGAAGATCACGACGTGGTTCGACCAGACGAGCCAGCGGATGCGGGAAGAGCTTCGCGAGGCCGCAGAAGCCACTGGTCGAGACATCGATAAGTTTGTTGGGGATTGGGTCAACCGCTCGCGAGAACTCTTGCTTGAGTGTCATCGCAGCGGTCAGAAGTACGAGACAGTAACCGAGGGCTGGTGCGACAAGCACCTGACGAATGATGCCGCAAGCACCTGAAGGCGTGATCGACGCCCTGCAAGCCTCTGTTCGGCTGCACATGACCGCGATTGAACACTATCAGTCGTTGGCAGAGCACTTCGACCGCTGGGGCTACGGCAAGCTGGCCGATACGAGCCGCGGCGAGGCCGAAGAGGAGCGTCGTCATCTGCATGAGGTTCAGGCGAGGCTTGAATACTACGACGAGCAGTCGGCTTTCGATCACGACCAGCCCGATTGGCCTCGCCACGACTTCGAGGGCATCCTCGCCGCCAGCCTTGCACTTGAAACTGCCGCGGCCGAGGCCGAACGGGCCAATGTGGCGGCCTGTCGCGCGGCCGGAGACGAGATTTCGGCCGTCATCTTCACCCAGTTGCTCGAGGGAAGCGAAGAGGCGGTGGCCGCGATCGAAGCAAAACAGCGTGTGATCGAGCAGATCGGTTTGGACAACTACCTCGCGAATCAGGTGACGGCATGACGAACGAAATTGAACGGCGCACGACGGTCTCGGACGCGACGATTGAGTATCGCGACATGGGAAACGGCGAGAAGAAGCCTGTGATCGCGGGCTATGCTGCCGTATTTAACTCCGAAAGTCGCAACCTGGGCGGCTTCGTGGAGACCATCCACCCGAATGCGTTCGACGAAGTGCTCGCCGAGGGGCCGGATGTCATCGGCGTGTTCAATCACGACCGCAATCTGCTCCTGGGACGCACCGGAAACGGCACGATGAAGCTCACGAAAGACCCTTATGGTCTTCGTTATGAGATCACTCCGAACGAAAACACCACCATCGGCCGCGACGTTATCGAGTGGGTGAAGGATAGGACAGTCGTCGGATCAAGTTTTGCCTTCGCAATCAAGCGAGATGGTGGAGATTCGTGGTCTACGGACGGTCAGCGAGGCATTCGCAAGCGCGAAGTGAAAGCAATTGGCCTGCTTGAGGATGTCGGGCCTGTCGTTCGGCCCGCTTACGACACTTCTAGCGTGGTTGTGAGCCGCCGAGCCATCGAAATGGCTCTCGGCGAGAGCCACCGGCCCATCCAGACGATGGCGAACGCGGCGAAGCGTGGCCTGAAGCTGGCACAGCGGTCAGAAAACGTCGATTCTCGCCTCTTGTGCGTTGCCGAGCGGCTCGCGAACCGCGAAATCGTGTCTGTCGAGGAGGTTTTGTACCTCGCCGAGGTCTACGAACGCTGTTTGGCGGCGAAAGTGACGGGCTGGTCGGGTACACCGGCCTGGATTGAGTGGCAACTGGCGGGCGGTGACGCTGGTCAGAAGTGGGTGGATCGGCGTGCTGCTTCCGCGCGGCCGTAAGCAGCCCCGACGGTGGACTCTGCGACTGAAACCGCCCCCGAACCGCTCGTTTCTGAGGAACGAGCCGCCTCCGACGTGAATCTGACCCCCACCGCGGGCATGGCCGCCGCCGCGAAGCGTGGTCTTGCCCTGCACGACGCCGGTCGATCTGGCGACGGGCTCAAGCCTGAGACGGTTGCCCGTGCCGGCAAGATCGCCGACCGCAATGAACTCACTCCCGAGCACGTCCGCGAGATGCGGGCTTGGTTCCGTCGCCACAAGGTCGATAAGCGAGCCGGCTGGAGCAAGGCCGGCGAAGAGACACCCGGCTACACCGCCTGGATGCTCTGGGGCGGCGACCCCGCATGGCGGTGGAGCGAGGCCAAGGTCTCGCAGATGGAGCGAGCCGCTGGCGAGCGTGACATCGTCGAAGGCGAGGAGTACGAATCCATGCTCTCGCCCGCGAATCTCGCCCTGGCTGAGTCCTATGAGGCGATCGCCGAAGAGTACGGTCAGTTCTCGCAGAACGACGCCCACTACATGACGGAGAATCCGTTCGCCGAGAGCGGCAAGAAGTGCAGCAACTGCGTCTTCTTCAAGAGCGAGGAAGGCAGATGCTACATCGTGCAGGGCGAGATCGCTGCCGATGCGGTTTGCAAACTGTGGATCATCCCCGAGGAGCGTATGAGCGAAGAAAAGAAGCCCGAGCCGGCTCCGGCTGTTGATGAGAAGGCTGCCGAGGACATGCGGGCAGCGAAGCAGGCAGAAGAGATCGCAGTGAAGCTCGCCAACTTGAAGGCGACAATTCTGCGCACTCAGTTGCACAGCATTCCAAAGGGTTGATAGTCTACAGGTAGACACATTGCCCCGCGACGGATGTCGTGGGGGGCAGTGCGAGCGTCTCGAGGATTCGAGAGCGCGGCGCGCTAGCGGGTACACCCGCCGGCCGCCGCACACCGCGATTGGCCGGCTCAAAACTAAGGAGCAGGCAAATCATGGCGTCGAACCTCAAGCGTCTTCAGGAACGTGCAGCGGCAGTGGCCGCTCGGATGACCGAACTGGGCGGTATCGAGGATCGCTCGGCCGAACAGACCAAGGAACTCGTCTCGCTCGGCAATCAGGCCGACGACCTGAAGACCTCCCTCGACTTCGAGGAGCGGATCGCCGCCAAGGAAGCCGAGCTGCGTGCGGTGGTCGAGAAGGCCGCCCCCGCCCCGGCCCCCATCGCCGAAGTGGCCGCCAAGGTCGAGGAGAAGAAGGTCGAGATTCGTTCGATCCAGCCTCACCACACCACTCTGCGGGCGTTCAACGACGGCCCCGAGGCTGTCGAGAGTGCCTATCGCTGCGGTCGCTGGCTCCGAGCCCATATCTTCAAGAACGCCGACGACCTCCGCTGGTGCAAGGATCACGGCGTCGAGAGCCGTGCCCTCGGTGAGAACAGCAACTCGTCTGGTGGCGCTCTGGTGCCGGAAGAGTTCGCGGCCCGCGTGATCCGTCTCGTCGAAAACTACGGCACCTTCGCCGCGAGCAACGTCGAGAAGGTCACGATGACCCGCGACACCCTCGTGATTCCGAAACGGGTAACGGGCACCTCCGCATATTTTGTGGGGGAAGGGACGGCGGTAAACGAGAGCGAGCCCACTTATTCCAATGTGCAGCTTATCGCGAAAAAGCTGGCCGTTGGCACTCGCATGTCGAGCGAAATTGTAGAGGACGCTCTGGTTTCAATCGCTGATGCAGTCGCCCTTGAGTTCAGCTCTTCGCTGGCGCTCAAGCAGGATATGTGCGGCTGGCTCGGTCTGGGCGACTCGACAAGCGGCGGAATCCACGGGATTGTGCCGAAGATCAACGACGGCACGCACACCGCGTCCGTCCAGACCGCCGGCACGGGTGCGACGGGCTTCGAGAGCCTGACCGTGACCGACTTCATCAAGCTGATCGGCAAGATGCCGCTC